AAAGACAAAAAGGGTACTCAACCTAAAAAATATTTTAAAGATTTGTCAAAGTCCACAAAAGACAAGAGAGATGCACACTTCAAAAAAGGTACAAGAGAGCCTGCACCTGGAGATGCAACAGCAAAAACAAAGCCATCTAAACATACCAAAAAATTTAAACAGATGTTTGGTGATGCTGAAGAAAGAGTACCAAGAAAGAAAGGTCAACATAAAGGTTCCTCTTCTCACTCCGATTTATATACCGACGAAGATCCAAAAGGTACTATTCATGGTTTAGGATTCAAAGATGCTGAAACAGCTAGAAAAGGTATTGATATTGTAAATAAGTCCGACAGAACTCACGCACATAAGGTTCAAGCCACACTTGTGATGCAACAAAGAGCAAAAGTGGCCATTGAAAGAACAAAAGACCCAGATAAGAAAAAAGATTTAAAAGCGGCCTATGAGATATGGACAAAACATCTTGATAAGTTGAAAGAAATTACAAAAAAGAAAGCGGAAAAATGAAAAGTTTTAAACAAATATACAGAGACTTAGTAGAAAAAGCACCTGACACAGATGATGCAATGAAAAGATATAAAGCCGGTAAAGCTGGTTTTACAGACATAGCACATCTTAAGGCAAAAGGCTTAATTCCAAGAGCAGATGGTACGAAAAGAAAATCACCAAAGTATGAAGACGCAAAACTTGATGAGAAGCAGATTAAAGGTCTTAAAAACAAAGCCGACAAAACAGGTATACCTTATGGTATTCTAAAACAAGTTTATGATAGAGGTATGGCAGCCTGGAAAACAGGTCATAGACCAGGTGCGGGACAACATCAATGGGCATTTGCTAGAGTCAATTCTTTTGCTACTAAATCAAAAGGAACTTGGGGTGGTGCAGATAAAGATTTAGCAGATAAGGTTCGTGCCGGTAAAAAGAGATAATGATTTTAACAAAAAAGGATTTAGATCAAGTCGAAAGATATGCAGACAGACTCTACAAAGCCGTAGGTGTAGATGTAGAGTTTACTAGGCACTTTCTAGACAGAGTAAACGACATTAGAAACGAAAAACAAATAACTAGTTCAGAACTTATAAGACTATTTAAACAATCCTTTAAGAAGTACGGAAAACAATTAACAAAACTAGGTGATGGCGTGCAAGCCGTTCTTCACGACATGAAGACGGATATAAATATGCCATTTGTTATTCAACCCGATAGAAACGGAGAGCTAGACTTGATAGCTAAAACAGTTATGAGAAAGAAAAACTTTAAAACAACAAACAAAAAGCTTTCCTTTGAAGACGCCTTTAATGAAGCGGTTACAATTAACGAAGGTGGTGCCTTCGGACACTTAAGTCATCCTTTTGACATCAACACATTCACATTTAAGGACCTTCAGGAACTCATCATAAAAATACTATCAGGTGAACTAGATTACGCTGAAGAGAAAACTGATGGTCACAATCTGATGTTAACAGTCGTAGATGGACAGGTATTGGCCGCCAGAAACAAGAGTCACCTCAAAAACAAAGGTAGAGATGCACTTGATGTTCCAGCTATGGCTAAAAAGTTTGCAGGTAGAGAAAATGCACTAGCCTACACAAACGCAATGGAAGATTTCAAAAATGCAGTAGATAGTCTTTCAGACAAGCAAGTCCTGAAGATATTTGACAATGGCTCCAATTTTATGAGTGTAGAGGTAATCATGCCAAAGGCTGCCGAGAATGTCATCAAATATGGCGTAACAGAACTAAGATTGCATGGTACAATAAAACACAATGATGACGGTGAACCAATCGAACAGATAAACAAAGAAAATGCAAGAATGCTTGACGGAATGTTAAGACAAAAACAATCAGACAGACAGAAAACATTTAGTATCGCCAAGCTGAATAGAGTTGATCTTCCAAGAATATCAGACTTCAATAAGAAAAGATCACAGTATTCAAAAAGACTTAATGCGATCATGAAGTCAATAGGTGCAAAGCCGTCTATGACAATGAGAGATGTCAGAATAAACTACTTTAACGCATTGCTCAATAGAGCTGATAAAAAGAAACAACTTCCAAAGAGTGTGAGACAGCAATGGCTATCTAGATGGGTAGACTACAATAAGTCAATCAACCTAAGAGTCTTAAAGAAACAAACACCTGAGTCAATCTTAGCAGATGTTTCAAATATAGAAAAAGAACTTTCGAATCATAACAAGCAACTAACACTACCACTTGAAAAATTATTCTTACAACTAGGTGCAGAGGTACTATCTTTAATGGGTAAATTCATGGCTATCAATCCAAATGATGCTATAAAAAATATTAAAAAACAGGTTGACGACACCGCCAAAAAAGTGTTATCATCAGGTGATCCTAAACTAATAGATAAACTTAATTATGAATTGGGTAGACTTGAACAACTAGGTGGTTGGAATGCAGTTATACCATCTGAAGGTATTACATTTATGTACAAAGGTGAATTATTAAAACTGACAGGAGCATTTGCACCTATAAACCAATTAACAGGGCTAAGTTTTAGACTATGAAATCGTTTTCTAAATATTACAATGATCTAGAAAAAGAGGTAGCACCTTATTCTCCTTTTGGTGAGAGAAAGAGGAAGACC